CGAGCGGCCCCTGCGGCATCGGGATGAAGTTCCGCACCTTCGCAGCGCCCGTCTGGAACTTGGCATCGTCCACGCGGCCGAACATCTCGGGCGACATCTCGCCGCCTGCGAACGAACGGAACAGGTGCCGTACCGATGCCATCAGCGCCCCGAGATCCAGGAGGTGATGTGTTCGGGCTTGACGTTGCGCTGGTTGCCATCGGAGGCGCGGGCCATCTGCACGTACCCGAGCGCGAGCTGCGTCTGCCGCTTGCCCTCCGTGGCGCCCTCCGTTCCCTTGATGACGGGGCCGGCGAGCATCCCGGCAAGGTGATGCGAGAGCGCGATGGCGAACAGCGGGTCGAACTTGGTCGGGTCGGTGACGAGCGCCTGGTAACGCAGGAGCGCGTTCTCCTGGTTGGTGTAGATCACCTTGTTGCCGGCGGTGTCCGTCTCGATGACGTACTCCTGCGGGACATACGCGCCGGCGCCCGACAGCGGCGGCGTCGTCCAGCCCCAGCCGTAGCGGTCGGCCGGGTACGGGCGGATGGCGTAGTCGTTCTCCGCTTCAGGCGGCAGCACGGCGGTCGCCGTCATCATGTCGCCGGGGACCGCATATGCGTACTTCCACATGGTGTACGGCATCGTCACCTGCGCGAGGCTCACGCGGCGCGAGGCGAACGACCAGTTGTGCATCTGGAGGAGCGTGTCCCGTGCGATGGGGTAGAACCGGGCGCAATGCTCGGACTGCGCCGACCCCTCCGGCGGGTCGATGCTGGCGACCGTGGCATCGTCGCCGAGGTGCGCGAGTGCGAGGTTGCAGATTTCAACGACGCTTGGCACGGGAGCCTCCTATCGGGGAAGGAGGGGAGCCGGGGTTTCCCGCCGACTCCCCTCCCTTGCGTCACATCATGCAGGAATCACTCCGCGGCGACGGCGTCGGGCTTGGGCTTCCGTCCGCGCAGCTTGGGGGCGGGAGCCTCCGACGAATCGGCGGCGCGCTCCGGCTGCTTGGCATCCTCGAGGTACTCGAGGTGCTTGTTGTACGGACCTTCGTAGTTGAACGTGTCCCCGGGTTGCCGGAGGCCGTTGTCCACGAAACAGAGAACCTTTGCCTTGACCTTCGCCATGAGTTCCTCCTATCAGGCCACCGTGAAGCCGGAGGCGTAAGCCGTGCGGCCGTCCTGGATGTCCATGACGATGTCCGCGCTGATGACGCCGGCAGTGTGGGTGCCGGTGGTCACGACCTGCGCGCCGAGGTACCGCAGGCCAGCCGCGGCGATCTGCTGCGGGCTGATGCGGACCACGACCTGCCGGCCAGCAGCGAGGTTCGCGGTGGTGATGACGCCGACCTCGCCGACCACGATGTTGCCGGAGGCAAGCGTGGAGGACGAGGAGGCAACCACCTGGAAGGTGGCATTCGTGCCGCCGGCGAGGGCGGTCGTGACGGTGAACATCACGTAGAGGTCGCGGCCCTCGCCGATGTCGCGGTTCTGCGTTCCCTGCGCGACGGTGTAGAGCGAACCGCTGGCCGTGGCCGAGTAGGCGGTGCTGCTCTGGAGGTCAACGACGTCCGGGGTGCCGCTGGTCCCGGTGATGTAGGTGGCGGCGGACGTGATGGCCCCGGTGTTGCCGAGACGGAGGTTCTGGTCGAGAATCATTGTGCTGTTTCCTTTCTGCCTTCACCTATCAGGTGAGGCGGGCTTCGGCGTTGATGAGGGCGTCCACGCGACGGCAGGGGACTCCGAGGAACGACAGCCAGCTGTACGGCGTGCCGAACTGCGACAGACCCTGCTGCACGGACAGAACGTTCTGGGCGCGGTCCATCGCCTGGATGGACAGGCCACCGTGGACGGTGCGGTTCATGTAGAACGCCGCACGGCCCATGCCCATGTTCGGGATGCGGTAGAGAGCGCGGGTCATCAGCTTGATGAGCTGCGTGGCCGCGTTCGACGCCTGCGTGCCGCTCGCGGCCGCCATGTCGGACACGTCAATGTTGGCGATACGGACCACGTAGCGCCAATCCTTCACGACCAGGCCGTTCTTCCACTGGTAGCGCGTCACAAGCGCCTGCATGCGGTCGCTCGAGGACGCAGTGGATGCGCCGGCCGAGGACGGCGTGTAGACGGTCTGCTCGCCGAGATCCTCGTGCATGAGGCCCGCGCTGCTGCCCTTCGGGAAGGGGCAGTAGACGGTGTTGTCGCCCCACACCACCAGGTAGACGCTGGTGTTGTCGGTGCTGGTGCCGCCGCCCTCGATGATGTTCTGGCCGATGCCCGAGCTGCCGGGGGCAGCCGAGTACCGCGCCGCGAGGCCGAGGAACGACTTCGGCTCGATGGCGGGGTTGCCGTAGAACAGCGTGGTCGCCTGCGTCTGGTTCATGGCCTCGAGGAAGGCCACGTCCTCGGACAGGCGGAACTGCGCCGTGTTGCCGTTGAGCATGGCGAGGTCCTTATCGACCTCGCTGCGGGCCTCGAGGATGCCGCAAGCCTCATCGACCTGCGCGGTCGTGGACTTGCTGTTCGGGATGCCCTGGTTGAGGGCGCGCCAGTAGACGGCCGGGAGGCCGGTGCGGATCACGACGCGCTCGCCGGTGGGCAGGTTGCCCTCCTTGAACACGCAGTCCTCGAGGATTTCGTTGGACTGCGAGAGGAGTTCGGCGATCACGGGGACGCGACCCTCGGGATCGGTGCGCTTCGCCCAATCGGCGAGCGTCAGGTTGCTGCTGGAAAGAACTGCCATTGTGGTGGCTCCTTTGTGTGTTGGTTAGGACTGACTGTACAGAGCATCGGCGAGGTCGTTGAACGAGCGAGGGCCGGCGGGCTTCGCCGCACCCTTCGTCCCGGTGACCACCCGATCCTCACTGATTGCGAGTCCCGCCCGGTACATGAACCGGATGACCTCCGGGTGATTGCCCAGGCCGGACTCGTTGAGCAGCGTGCGGAGTTCGGTGGTGCCGAACGCATCGAGCGCCTTCTTCGCGGTGGACAGGTTCTCCGACAGCTTCTCGCCGCCGAACTCCTTGTCCGTCTTGGACGTGTTCGCCCATTCCGTTCGGATCGCCTCGATCTGCGCCACCTGACGCTCGGCCATCTTGGGGGCCATAGCGTCAAGGACGCGCTGCGCCGCCTCCTGCGACAGGTTGAGTTCGCGGGCGACCTCGGAGTACGTGTTCAGAACCTCGGCATCGAACTGCTTGCCTTCCGGTGCCTTGAACTCGTACTTCTCCGGCGCGGCCTGCGGCTTGGCTTCCGCCTTCGCCTCGGCTGCCGGCTGGTCGCTCGCGACGGTTTCCGCAGCGGCCGCCTTTGCGGCTTGCGGCTCCTGGGTCGCGCTCGGCTTCTGCCCGTCCCCGTAGAGTTTTTCCGCCGTCGCGGAAACGCCTTCAGGGGCCGATGACGGCGAAGCAGCGTTAGTTGTCGTTGCCGCTGCTTCCACCATCGTTGGTTCGTTCATTCGTGTTCTCCTTCATCATCACGGGATACAGCTCGGGGCATTGCGAGTGGACGAGCGAGAGGAGCCGAAGCCCGTAGTTCCTGTTCCCCTCCGCGAAGGCCATTGCCATCGCGTTGGTGTTGAACGACGAGCGGAAGATCCCTGCCGTGTCCAGGAGCCGCCATACGACGCGACGGCCCCGCTTGTTGCCCATGAGCCACTTGACGTCACCCTCCTCGTTCTCGCGGTCCAGTCGTTCGCGGAGGTCGCGCTGCGCCTTCGCCTTCTCCTGGCCCCGCAGGTCGAGCGGGTCATAGTTGCTCACGCGGGAATCCTATCAAATGCGAAGGCGTTGCCATTGCGAAACATCAGACTTCAACGGCTGACGGCGAGCCGTAGCCGCTGAACATGTTCATCACGTCGGTCAGCGCATTCTGCTGCCCGGTCGGCGCCTGCGCCATGTTCTTGACGGTCTGCGAGGTCTGCTGCATCGCGGCAGCCTGCTCCTTCGCGGCCATCGCCTGGTTCCGCGCCTGCCGCAGCATGGCGACCTCCTTGTCGGCCACGATCAGAGACGGGTCCACGCCGAGCATGTCGGCGTAGACATCGGCCCACTGGTCGCTGTCGAACTTGTCAAGGATGTCCGGCTTCATGCGGGCGATGGCGCCGAGGTTGCCGACGAACCTGTCAACGGCGTTCGTCCCGATGGCGCGCTGCGCCTGCGCGAGCATTGACACGAACTCGACGTTCAGGTCCATGCCCTGCAATTCCGCCGGCGGTGGCGGGATCACGCCGCCCAGGATCATGCGGTCGAACGTGATGTCAATGAGCGGGTTGAGCAGCTCGTTGTGCAGGCGCTCAAGGACGGGTCCGAGCATGAGGAGCTTCTCCTCATGGCGCTCGGCGACCTCCGTGGCGGTCATGCGCGCCTGCGGGGCCGACGCCAGCATCAGGAACAGGTCCGCGTAGAACGCGCCGCTGATGCGGCCGCGGCAGTCCTGGATGTCGGCGAGCAGGTAGTTCAGGTTCAGGTTGACCTCGAACGCGGAGCGGATTCCGTTGCCGGCGGGGTCCACGAACGTAATCCCACCAGGCATCGTCTCGACGTCCCGGTTTTTCATTGACACCGGAACCTGGAGCGGCGGCTTGGTCTGGAAGTCGATGGCCTGCGCCTTGCGGAGCTGCTCATGCTGGAGCTGCTTGACGTCGCCGAGCGCCTCCATGCCGGGGCTGTTGCCGTAGATGTCGCCGCCAACCACGGACCAGCGCGGGCAGAGGGCGGGGAAGTAGTTGAACCCGCTCTCGCGCAGGAACTTGTCCTGCTCGCCGCCGACCTCGAAGTACCACGAACCCCACGGCATGTTCTTGCTGTCGCGCTTCTTGATGTCGCGGTCGGCACGCGGCTCGATGGCATGCACGACGGCGACCCACTGGTCGAGCGTCCCCGTGTCGTACATGTTCTGCACGGAGGTCGAGCAGTTTTCATAGCCGAACTCCTTCACGACCTGCGAGACGGTCATCTCGAACTCGCGGTAGAGGGTGCAGACGCGGCCCTGCGCGTCGGTCGAGATGCAGTACTCGCCGGCGGTCAGCGGGTAGTGGTGGATGACCTCGTTGAAGTCCGGCAGCACGATGCTCGAGGCCGTGCCGAACGCGCCGAGTTCCTCGTACATCAGGTGCAGGGAGCGGTAGGTGTTCGACTTCTGGAACACGCGCTGCATGCGCTTGGTGACGTCATCGAGCCACAGCTTGACGGGCTGGTATGAGTTCAGTTCCGGGTCGGGCGTGGCGAGGCGGAACCACTGCCGTGCCGGCGACGTCGCGCCCGACATCAGGCCGGCGCCGAGCGTGCGGAGCGCCCGCGTCCCGGTGTTGTCGTAGATGTTGTTATGGCGGCGGTAACCGCGGTTCCGGTCCTCACGGAAGTAGCGGCCGTTGCGCGGCAGGAGGTAGGAGGTAATTTCCTGCCAGTGAGCCATCCAGCTTGCGCGTTCGCTCTTGAGTTGGCCCCAGCGCGTGAACAGGCGATCCCTGGTGGGAGCGTCCGGGTAGGAACGGTTGTCGCCCGTGTATTGGCTCATGGTCAGCCCCCGAGGAGGGTGGAACGTCCGAGGTTCAGATCCTGCGGCGAGACGCCCATCGGCCCGGTGAGCATGGTGCTGGTCGGCCCGCCCTGCGTCTGCTGCGCGGCGGCCATGATTCCCTGCACGTCGGGTTCGCGGCGCGCCGCGCCGGCCATGCGCTGCTCGCTGCGGCGCTGCTGCATCGCGGCCTGCGCGGCCTGCTGGGCCTGTGCGCGCTGCTGCTCTCCGAGCGCCTGTCGCTGCGCCTTCTTGCCGGCCTCGCCGGCGGCGATGCCGTAACCGAGTCCACCGAGTCCTGCGGCAGCACCGAGTGCCGCCGCCCCTGTCGCTGCCGCTGCTGCCGCCGAGGCGCCGAGCGCCGTACCGATTGCGGTGAAGAATGGCATGTCAAGCTCCCTTGATGTAAGTCATCTCGCTCGGTTCGTACCCGAGTTTCGTGAGCATCCTACCAACCTGCTCACCGTTGACCGCGACGAGTTGGCTCATCGCAACCACCTGCGCGCCGATCTCACGCGCCCACGCCTGGTACGCCATGACGAGTCGCACCGCCGCGCTCGAGCCGCGTGCCTCTTCGTCCACCCACCACGCGAGTTCGTGGGCGACCAGGATGTGCGGTGCAAACCACATCGGGCTGGCGGCACACGCCAGCATGCCGCAGACCTTGCTGCCGGACTCGGCGAGGAAGATCACCCCTCCCTGCATGAACGCCGATACGCCGGCGCGGAGCTGATCCCTGTCCGCGTTGACATGCTTGCCGTGCGGCCCGAACGCGATGAACCGTTCGCCCATGTCAAGAATCGTGTCAAGGTCATCGGCGGTGGCGACTCGGATGAGCATCATATGTCCTCGTAGGGGTCGTAGTCCCTCGGGCGCGGATCGACGCGCTCGCGAATCTCGCGTGGCAGCTGCTTCGCCACGGGGTACGCGAACGTCAGCGCCAGCGCGTCGGCGATGTCCGGGCTGCCGCCGCCTTGCAGTCGCTTCTTGATCTCGTCCTTCGACTCCAGGCATCGCTTCCCCACCGCGTCGTACCAGTACGTCGGCGTTGACAGTTCGGTGAGGAGGTCGGTGCGTTCTGGCAGGACGCCGCCCATGTCGATCCATTCCTTGACACCCCACCACATCTCGGTGCGCTTGTTGACGAACAGGTTCGGGTTCGATGCCTTGCCTCCGAACGGCACCTCGATGACGTCGTACCCGAGCTGCCGCAGCCTGTCGATGACGCCTGCGCCCGCGCCGCTGTCAATGAACACGGCGTCCGGGTCGCGGTCCTCGATGACGTTGGCAACGGCGGCGGCGAGGCTCATGTTGTCAATGCCCGTGAACACCATCGGCAACTCCATGCGGAGTCCCTGGCGCAGGACGATGACGCTGCGGTCATCCCCGAACCGGGCCGGGTCCACGCCGATGACGAGCGGGAACTCGATGAC